AAGAAAAAGTAATCACTGCTCGTGTTGGCTTGCTGCTTCGCCACCCGTGGTTTGGAAATATGGCCACACGTCTGCGTGTTCAGCCCTGCGACGGTTGGTGTCCTACTGCTGCTACAGACGGTCGCAATCTGTTTTACAATTCGCAGTTTTTTGACAAACTCACTACTAAGCAGATTGAGTTTGTAATCGCACACGAGATTCTACACTGTGTGTTTGATCATATTCTTCGTCGAGACGACAGAGATCCCGCACTCTACAATGTAGCCTGTGACTACAAGGTTAATAATTCTCTTGTACGCGATCGCATCGGCGACAAGCCAGACATTGACATCTATCAAGACTTCAAATATGACGGTTGGACTTCGGAAGAGATCTATGACGAACTCTACGAACAGGCTGACAAAATCGACCTTGACGAACTTGGGAAGATGCTGGACGAGCACGTTGACTGGGAGAAAGAACAGGAGAACGGTGGCAACGGCAATGACAAGAAGGACGGCGACGGCAATGGTCGTCCTCGCTACTCACGCGAAGAACTAGAAAAGATTCGCGATGAGATTAAAGAAAATATGATTTCCGCTGCCCAGAGTGCTGGTGCTGGCAATGTGCCTGGCGATGTAGAACGCATGGTTAAGGATCTCACTGAGCCTAAGATGGACTGGCGTGAGATTCTACAGCAGCAGATTCAGAGCACTATCAAGAACGACTTTACTTTTGCTCGTCCTTCACGCAAGGGCTGGCACATGGGTGCTGTACTTCCTGGACAAAACTTCGACGAAACGATTGACATTTGCATTGCGCTTGACATGAGTGGGTCTATCGGTGACGATCAGGCCCGTGTGTTTCTTAGCGAAGTCAAAGGCATTATGGATCAGTACGAAGACTATAACATCAAAATTTGGTGTTTCGACACCGAAGTGTATAACGAAGATACATTTACAGCCGACGACGGACGAGACATGCTTGAGTATGAAATCAAAGGTGGCGGCGGTACTGACTTCATGGCAAACTGGACATACATGAAGGATCAGGACTTTGTGCCGAAAAAATTCATCATGTTCACAGACGGTATGCCGTGGGGCGATTGGGGTGATCCAGACTACTGCGATACTGTGTTTGTGATTCATTCTGTGTATGGTCGCGCTCCAGAGTCTCCGTTTGGTGTAACCGCATACTATGACGACTAGGTATAAACCACGCAAAATTAATCCCTTAAACTTCTATGGTATTCGGCAATGTACAGTGCCAGCGCCGCACTTCGAATACGTTACGATAGAAATGCGAAGATACAATCTAGAACAGACTATTGTGAAGTGGATCGAACAAAATCTCAAAGGTAGATTCTATGTAGGTGCTATCCATGAACTAAACCAGCATAATAAGCCACAAAAAGTAATCAAAATTGGATTTGAAGATCCAAAAGAACTGTCCATATTCACTTTGGGATGTCCTTATCTAAAGTATTAGTAAATAAAACACGCACATTATAGGAGGAAAAAATGGCGAAAGAACAAGAAACTGCTCAGGCCGAAGAAACTGCTAATGCAGAAGCGCCACAGGAGTCCGGTGCTGAACTTACAGTACATGATCTTAGTGCTATCAAGCAGATTATTGATGTCGCAAGTCAGCGAGGCGCGTTTAAGCCTAACGAAATGATGACTGTGGGACAGACATACACAAAACTAGAAACATTCCTAGCCGCTGTATCGCAGCAGCAGGGAGCACAAGGAGAATCCTAATGGCTCTTAAGCATGTAGGTAGAATCAAAAACAATCAGAGAAAGGTTGTAGTTGCTTATCGCACAGTACCGGGTGATGCTGAAAGCTGTATCGTAGTTACTACTGAAAATCTAATGGCAGACGAACACGATGCGCTAATGAAGTGTGTAGAAAGTCACACAGGACAGAACGCTGTAGAATTTGCCGAAGCAATGGCTCGCACACAGTTGCCCGATGGTAGAAACATGCTTGCTGGTTTTCATACCACTGGTAGAATGATCAAGGTTGCTACTAACGAGGTAGAAATGGTGCCGGATCGCAACACTGCTATTCCGCTTAACGAACTCAATCAACATATTGCAGAGCAGAAAGGTGTATCTGTAGAAGATCTTGCTATAAGTGGTGGTGATCAATCTGTCGACAATCAACGGGAAACGACAGTAGAAACTATTGACTATGATGCTCCCCAAGCAGAGCCTGTAAGCACACAAGGTGCTTTGTCAGATGAAGAAATTGCTGCAAAGTATCGCAGTGACGCAGATCGTCTTTACAAAGAAGCGAAGGCACTGAGAGAGCAGGCAGAAGAACTTTCTCCTACAAAGAAAAAGACCAAAGCAGCAAGTGGCCAGTAAAAAACTTCCGCCAGAGGTCATCGACTATTGGCCAGAGGTTTTTGAAGATGTAGAAGTCGAGGTTGTCCCAGTAGATTATCTTCATTCTGTTCGGATATCTTTCGAAGATGGAATAACCTGGGACATTGACCTTACGAAAGAGGAAGGTTTATATGATCTTGAGGCTTCTATAGCTGACCTGTTTGAAACCTACGAGGATTCTATAGTTAACATTGACTTTCGTTTGAATACAGAAAAAGTTAAAGAGGATATATCAAAACGAACTCATCTGTTTATGAAGAAGCGTCGTTGAAACTCTTTGTAAATTGATAAATACTTCAAATAAGATCAGGAGTTGACGAATGGCCCTCAAATTACGCCGCGGCACAGACAGCGATAGAGCTGGCATAGTTTTTGCAGAAGGAGAACCAGTATACGTTACGGATACTGGAGAACTATACGTAGGTGATGGTTCTACAGCAGGCGGTTTAAAAATATCAAACCAGTTAGAGCTAGATACTACTCCAAGTTTAGGCGGTCCTTTAGATCTAAACGGTAATAACATTGTCGGCACTGGCAATATCGATATAGACGGAAAAATCACAGCTACCGGTGAAATTACGCTCGGTGATGGTATTGAAGACAACATAACAGTAGGCGGCGTTTTGGCATCTGGTCTAGTGCCTGATTCTGATGGTATATACGATCTTGGCACAAGTGAATTAGCTTGGAGAAACGGGTTTTTTAAAGGTCTCGGAGTAGACGGAGAAATCACCGCAAATAGCTTACAGGTCAAATCTATTGAATTAGATGATAGTACAACTGTGTTTGACGGCGAAACAAAATCTCTTTTTGTAGAATCTATTGTAACAGATAGTGTTGAAGGAAATTTGATAGGTTCAGTTTTTAGTGAATCTAGCATTTTACTTATTGATGCTGTAAACAATACTTTCACAGGAGACATTATTGATATTAATTCAAATATAATTTTAGACACAAATCAAAAAAAGATTACTATAAATGAAATTGAACTAGAGAGTTTATCGTTAGTCCGAGGAAATCCAACATTCCTGTCAGATACGACAGCATTTTTGTCTAATAATCCTCTATCAGACCAGCCTATTTTATCATCAGTTTCTTTTACAGATAGTAATTTAGGTGGATCTATTGCCTTAGTTAGAAGTAGAGGGAACGAAGAGTCTCCAGAAATAATACAAAATAATGACCAGGTTGGCACTCTAGAATACAGTATGTTTAATGGCACAGGATTTGAATCAGTAGTAGATATGCAAGCAACTATTGACGGAGCAGTTGCCTTTGGTAGTATTCCTCCAGCAAAATTAGATATAAATATTTCCAACGGAACTAATTTAGAAAATGCAGTAACTATTAAATCAGAAAAGGTAAATTTCTATGCTGTTCCTGCAATGCCTAATTTTACAACTTCGGAAAGAAACAACCTTAATCCAGAGCCCGGAATGATTATATTTAATACTACTGAACTTAAATTTCAAGGGTATCAGGAAACTAGTTGGGTCGATCTTAATATATAAAAATATACAAGAAAACGAATGCTATGCTTTCAAACTATGCTTCAGCAAGTACTAAATGTATCCTAGGTTCCCAGCCTCCATTGAAAGCTGTATGATTATTTAAAGTATTAACTTTGTAAAAAAAACCGTCTGCTGGCAAATGATGTGCTCTTGCTTGTGATTTCTCATCTGGTACACAATCTAAAAGATACGCAAAAGGATTAGTCTTTAGAACAAAATGATATCTCGGTTCAAAATCAGGATGAACACTTAATCCAGTTTTGGGCATTAACATCATATATCTTATTCTCCCAAACTTCTTTCCAATTTGTTCACTTAAACTAGTAATAATTTGTTTTGTATAATCACCTACCGTATTCCACTGAGAAAAATCACTTTCTTTTCCTATAAAATGTTTCTGCTCTTTGTCGTACAGGCTTCCGCTAGCATCATTCCACGTATATTCAGCACCGGGTCTGTAAGTTAAACCTATTTGATTGGCATGATAAACACGCCCATTTGATTCGAAATATTCTGGCCATCCTATAGTGTTTTCTATATCCTCAAGATCCTGTAACATTTTCTCTAAGTCTACTTTAAGGTTAATTTTTTCTATAAACATATGAAATTATACCATTCTATACATTAATCCGGCATTAAGACCTAAAACAATTCTAGGGTCGTCACTTGGATTTTGTTCTGTTTTATGATACAGCCACCCAGGAAATAAAACTAGCTTCCCAGGTCTAGGCTCGACTTTATGATCAAAAAAGAAACGTCCTTGCTTACTTTCGTGAGACTCGTAATAAGGCAACCTTCCCCTAATCATTTCGTTAGGATCAATTAATACTAGAGACCCTTGACTAGGACTAGCATCAACATAAAAAGATCCTGCTATTTCAAAAGGGCTATGATTATGCTGAATAATATTTCCACCTTTTGGCGTCAAATTGCTCCACATATGAACAATTTCTGGAGTTACATGCCTACTATATTTTAAAGCCTTCCAATATTTTTCTACATGTTCTTGTATCCATTCCATTAGCTCGGGATAATCTAGAACTTTATGTAGATCTCTATACATATTTTCTTCGGTGCCTTCAAGACTATAACTATGATTAAATAACCTGTGTTTAGAATATAATTCTAAATTTTGATTGAATAAGTAATTAATGTCCTTTAACAAATTTTCTTTTATTTTGTCGTAATTAGGAAAATCGACTTCGTAAATTTGGACAGGAAAAATATCTTTTAGCATAGTGTACTATTTATTACTTGTTGGTATTCCTAAGAACAGATTGAATTTTGGGACCTAAGTCCATCTAGGATATTTTGAAAGATTTTCAAAAAATGCATTTGAGTTTATTTCCCATACAGTTTGGTCTGTGTATCTATAATGTATATCTTTTATTTTAGAAGCTATACCTAATTTTTCTAGTGTAGGGAAATAAATTGAATGAACAAGCCGTTGACTAGCAGTGTCACTAGTATTTGAAGTTGCAAAAATTTTACCACGGCCGTTTACCCAGTTGATACATTTAGGTAGTAGGAATTGATCGGTTAAATTTTGGTGTTCTGCAATTAATCTTTTAAAAGTTATTAATCCGTGATTAGGTCTAGCTTCGCCAAACGTGCAAACTCTTGTTAGAATTCTATAAGTACTAGGACCCATAACATCGTCAAAACTGTGTGCAGCTACACTGCCTACTGCTTTTTCATGTTTATATAATATCCACACTTGCTTTTCTTTTTCGTTTCTGAAGCAGTCAACCATTGCTTTTTTGCTAGCATTATTTGCAAATCCTCTACGTTCTGCTTGTAGATAGAACTCTTTCAAATCCAAATCTTCTGAATATTCTTTTAATTGGTACATTATTCTTTAACTTCTTACAATCCTAAATGAATTTTGCAAATCTACATACACCGTTGTTCTTTTAATAAAACTTATAATCTCCCAAATCCCATCTTCTTTCTTCGCACCACCAACATTTTCCACAATGGTCAAAGTATTCTATTTTACCTAAGCCGTGTTAGCACGAATGTGTATATGGAAATAAACTTTCTAACAAGTCTAATTTTTTATAAATTTCATATATTTTTCTTTTGTTGATATTTGTAAAAGGCTTGTAAAATATTTTTCTGTAAATTTCATCTCTAGTTTCTTCAGGATTTCGATATGTAGTTTCATTTACAGAATCTTGAAAATTGTTGGTAACTTCTAACGGCGGATTTGCAGTCATGGCACTATATAACACTTTTATACCCCTACTAAAAAATAAATCTTTTTGTGGTCTGTTGTAAATAACATCTGTATCCGCATACGATACTATATGTTCTATATTTGTATTATTTGTAAGCTGAATACATTTTTCTATTATCTTGCTGCTTGTAATAGCTGTAGTACGACCTTTTTTATTAATTCCTAGTGTATAAATTTTTATAGGATAATTTGTATATGCCATTAAAATATATAAGAGTAAGCTGCTATCAGCACCACCTGATAATAAAATTCCCGCTGGACCATTCCAGGTTTTAATACTAATATTTTCTAAATCGATTTTTCCTTTAGGGCCTTTAAAGAATATCATTTCTTTTCCAATTGTCCTTCCAATGAGAATAATTATCTATCGACATAGATCGATATTGATATTTTTCCGGAGCGGCATCTAGCATCGGCAGCTTCATATTTTTAAAAGCATCTCGTGTAATTACTTGATGCACAAAATTGGTAATCGGTCCTTCGTAGAATTGACACCAAGGTCCGGTTACAAGTTCTTCCATGTCAATATTTGTAACATCGGGCCATTGTATCAATCTTAATATTATTCCATTCCAGTTTAACATGACATGATAAGGATTATCGTCAGAAGGATGAGGAACAACTTCGTTGTTAGTTAATTTAGTTACTTCTTTTACAAGATTGCTTAGATAACTTCTTTGCTTGTCATTACTACGTCCGATAAAACTACCGCATCGTATTCTATAATGATTAATGCTAGTATGATCGATTTCTTTTATTTCATTTAGTATAAATGGTAAGTGTTCAAATGTTTCTATTGTGTATCCTACATATCCAATTTCAAAATCACTTGCTTTTAGTATGTCTAACGCCCTCAGTTGTTTATTATGTACAGCATCTCCTTGGTAACTAGGGTGATTTAACCCTAAGCACATTTCTGTGACACCGGCATCGTAAACATCTTGAGTCCATTTTTCGCTAGCAAATTTCAAACCGTTTGACAGGACCTCTAAATTCTTAAAATCTAGTTTCCCCATTTCTCTACATAGTTCTACAAAGTCAGGTCTTAGTGTTGCTTCGGCACCAGCAAGCATAGGACTACAATCTTTCGGAAAGTTATTTAATTGTTCGATAACACTGTCTATACTACGATCCTGTATTTTATTATTGGGCAAATGATAGCAATGCGGACAGTTTAATTGACAACGATCGCTTGCTTCAAATAAAATCTGATTAAAGCTTTTTACATAATGCGTATGTTTTAGATTATAATAAAACTCTTTGTCAATTTCAACAATGCCTATTTGTTCCCCGTGATTAGGACAGTGTTTTTTTATTTTTATGATATTATCTTCTTCATAAACAAATGCAGGAACGTGCATAAAGCACTTGTTGCACAAACTAACAGTATCGTGTATTTTAAGCATATAAACCCTTTGAGTTATTTATATTAGTATTTAATTAATCAGAATAGTTCAGAACATTGATATTCTACACTACTAAAAAATAAATACTGTAAATGAATGTTGCAATTACTGGACATACCAAAGGTATAGGCAAGGCAATACATGATCTTTTAGAATATGAAGGTCATACTGTAAATGGATTAAGCAGATCAAACTATTATGACATTAGTGCTAATGACATAATAAACGAAATAAAATACTGCGATGTGTTTATAAACAATGCATATGCACCTAAATATCAAACTTTAATTTTAGATACAATTTTAAAAGAATGGAAAGACAAAGATAAAACTGTTATTAACATAGGAAGTAAGTTATCATTTGTTAACGATGCAAAAAATAAAAAACTTAATCAATATATTAAAGACAAACAAGAACAAAATAACATTTGTGCAACACATTCACTAACTGCATACCCTAGAGTATGTAATATAATTTTAGGATTAGTAGACACAGAAATGTCAAGAGTATTTAAATCCGATAAAAAAATGAGCACAAAAGATATTGCAAAATTCGTGTCAAATTTATTAAAAGAACAATCGATATGGATACAACAAGTTGTATTAGAAGCCCCAGGACTAGACTGGAAAACAGTTGGAATAGGAGATTAAAATGTGGGATACGTTAGAAGAATTTGTAGAATGGTATAAAGATAAAGGTTTTCCTTTAAGACCTCCTTTTGAAGATGCTGTTTATATAACCGAGATAAGTTATAGTTATGTATTATATAGAGAAGGATGTTATCAAGCAGAATTGTATCTAGTTAGTCCTAATTCAAGTTCTCCGGAACATAGTCATCCCGGAGTAGAAAATATTATTATGATGTTAGGCGGTGATGTAAGTTTAAGCGAAAATGGCAAGTTTATTGATCTAAGTGAGTATTACAAAAAGCCTGCTGCAGACGGAACTAATAAACTTTTCGGCATGTGTAGTTCTAAGTTAGACGACTCGGGAACACATGCACTTTTTGCAAAGGATAAAGGCGGTGCCTTTATAAGTTTTGAAAAATGGCCTGAAGGTATAAAACCAAATAGTGTAACAATTAATTGGCGAGGAGACCCGGTAGGATCGGAACATGCAAAACTAATAGATAATTTAGAGGAAGAATAATATGTGGGAGAATATTGACGAATTTACAACATGGTATAAAGACAACGGCTATCCTATGAGGCCACCATCTGAGGATCCTATCTACGTAACCGACCATAGTCTTAGTGCAATTACTTTTAGAGAAGGCAGGTATCAGGTAGAACTTTATTTTTTAGCGCCTGACTGGGAAACACCTAATCACTCGCACCCAGAAATTGAATATAGAATAATATATCTGAATGGCACTGTAACAGGTACTAGAAATAAACAAAAGATAATGGATATTCCAGATTATTATTACGCTGATATAACAAATAGTGACGGAACCAATATTGGTTTTGGAACAGTATGGGATTTTAACGATACAGACGAACATACTGTCAAAACAGGACCAAAAGGAGGATTAATTGCAATTACGCAGTACTGGCCAGAACATATTAAAATGACTAGCCAAAGCGTCCATTATGATGGTGATCCTATTGGACCAGTTCATGCTCCTAACGTAAACACCTGATTATGCAGCCATTCGAAGAAATATTTCCAACAATTATTTATAGAGGTTACTACAACAAAGTAGATAATTTACATGATAATTTATTTGCTAAGTTAGATACTGTCTTTACTAAAACAGAAAACAATAACAATGTATTCATGAAACAAGGAACATTATGTTCGTATCATAGTGAGCCCGATTTACATATTCAATACCCGGACGAAACCAAGGAAGTTGTAGATTTTGTAGAAGAATGTTCGGAGCAATATTGGCAAAAATGTGGTTATCATTCCGAGCTAGAACCTTTTGTTTTCCAAATGTGGGCGAATAAAACGCCCAAAGGAGGATACATCGATTCACATCTTCACGGCAATATGCCTTTTACTGCTGTGTTATATGTAGATGCTAGCCCGGCACAAGGAAATCTAGTTTTAGAAAATCCTTTAGAGATGGTATTGATGACGCAACCGATAAGTCCGGACATAAAATATCCTATAGAGACCGAAATATCAGTTAAAAACGGAGACTTAATAATATTTCCAGGATATCTAAGACACAGTGTTAAGCCTAACGAAATTGAAAAACCTCGTTTAATTTTAGCGTTTAACATAGGATGCCGAGGTAGATATTGGTCAGGTCAGTGGACATTTAAAAATGCTTGAAATTGTAGCTAGTTTTATTAGAAAGGATACAAGACGCCCGTTTTTTTATGATTTATATAGAGAACATCCGGTTTTGTTAAAAATACATAAAAATGCTAATAAAATACCAGGATATTTAGGCATAAACGAAGACTTATTTAGAAGCAAATTTAGATGCGACAAAGCTTTACGTTTCGAAAATGAAGAATCATTTACTTCCTTTGTAAAAGAAAATAAACTTTTATTATACAAAAGATATCATTTGATAGAAAATTATTGTTTCGCGACCGGACATCTATATAAATATTATATAAATAATTTAAAGGAAAGTATATGACAACATCTTATCAACGAAGTATATATATGGCACTTCTGCGTGATAAACAGTCTGCCTGGATACAACAGGAAACACAAGATGCATACTTTAAAAACCTTTTAAAGAATGATTCTCAATTTTCACCAAAATTCGGCATCGAAAGAGACACAAATGGTTATTTTTATCTAAGTGACAACTTGGTTGCTTATTACAACTTAAGAAACGGATACGTTACAAGAATAAAGAGAAATTGGACATCAAAAGACTGGGAATGCTACAACTCCTTTTATGCAGCTAGTATCAAAACTAAAGAGTTTAGAGTCGATACGCCTCTACATAGACAAATTATAAATATCAACGGCAATGATTGGGAATATATTGAACTAATATCACCTAACGGAAATTACGGATTTAATTTTAACGACGAGGTTTTCAAATGGCCAGAACTTTCAGACGGGTCAACACCAAATAATAGTATCACTAGTAATTATAAAGATGAAGTAGAAAACTACTTTAGTAATTTCGTAGATCAAGCATCTATAGTTTTGAAGCATGCTGTGAAAATATCTAATGATCATAATGCAGGACTTCCAATAAATCTTTGCAGAGCTTCGTCTAGATACAAAGACGAAATTGGGTATTTTTGGTCCGACATCGAGCAAGATAGTTGGACAACCAATAAAGACGAGGCACTACAATATTATTTGTTTATTTTCGAAGGAACACTAAATTTTGCTAAAGCTTGTGGAGTTCTTAATCTTACTCACATAAATAATCTTTTAAAACATGCGAGAGAACAATGGACAACGATTTGAATAGATATTTTGTAAATTTAGATATATATCTAAATAACGATAAATTACACACTGTAATTGTTCCTTCATCTTTACTACATGACGCAATACTCTTATGGAAATATCCTGGTTCGCCGTTTGTCCTGCATGTAATTGATCATACAGGCAATTATAGACTTAACACCAATATCTTAGATACATAAGCTTGTACGTTGACCGTAAAAAATTAAGTAGTATTAATACTATAAATAAGTAACTTTAGGCAAACTCTGTAAAATAAACTTGTCCTTGGCACCCATAGTTTACTGCTAGAGCAATTCTTACATCATCTGTAGGATTGCCTTTTGTATGATGTTTCATCCATCCTGGAAATAAAACTAATTTTCCTGTGTATGCTTCCACTTCATGATATAATCTATTAGGAACACGATCATTATTAGCATTGGTTATGTTTTTTCCTAATAATAGATCTAATGGATTTTCTAATAGTAAATTACCTTGTTCTGGTCTAGATTCTAAATAAAAAACACCCCCGATTGGAACAGGATTATGATTGTGTGAGACAGTCCTTGACCCTTTCTTTTGTATGCCAGCCCACAGATGTAAAATTCTAGGTTCTAAATAATGGGTAAAATCCAGAATTTTCCAGTATTCTTTACAATGCTCTAATAGGAAGTCTGCAAGCACATTCATATTTTCATCGTGCATTTTATTTAAATTAGAATCATCTGAGACAGTATCTAGTAATTTTACTATGCTACCTTCAACAATAGGATGTTCATGTTCGTCATAGTTACTGCTCAAATTACTGTTAAACTTACTTAATATATGCTGTTTTATAGGATCTTTAAGCGTTTTTTCAAAATTAGGAAACTCTACTTCGTATATCGGTATGGAAAATAATTCAGTCGTTTTTGCCATGGTAACTTACATTTGCTCCTATATTAAAACTAACTATAATTCGGTCATTCATAGACATATTTGATCTTGTAAAGTGTCTTAACCACCCAGGAAATAAAACTAACTTACCGTCCTCTATTGGAACTTTGTGTGTATCAAAATGTGGAACTAAAGCATTGTCTTTAGGGTTTAATTTTAAAATAGTATCGATAGGATTTTCTATTTCTAACACACCCATTTCGTCGTCGGCATTAATGTAAAACGCAGACGCAATAGGCATGGGCGTATGTACATGTACAGGAGTAAACCCTCCTGGCTTCAATTTATTTGACCAAGCATGTAACACAAAAGGCTCTACTCTTGATGTCAATCCCAATTCTTTCCAATATTTTTTACCGTGATATTCTACCCATTCTATTAAATCTTTAAAATTATTATCTTTTTCTAAATTAGGCGGCGTACGATATATTAACGGCTTTCCGTCTTTGTCCCAATATTCGTTTCCTTCAGCAAGAGTATTATAATGGGGTTCTAAATTTTCTATTATACTTTGTTTTATTTTGTAAAAGTCAGGATATTTTGTTTCATAAATTTTAATCGAAAAAATGTCTGACAAAACAATGTCATTATCGTTCATATCTTTTTAATCCTTTCTAGTCCAACAATATCTTCCGCCAAGAGGCTCGCCTTTTTTAGGAGCGGGCATATTGTCAATATGAGCAGGTAATTTTGTATCAAAATAACTAACAACTGGTTCAGATTTCATGTCTTCGGTTATTTCTTTCACTATATCTCTGTCAATTAAATGTCTTATATCGAGTATTAATTTACCGCCTATTTTTAAAGTCCTTAAAACTTGTTTCCAATACACTTCTTTTGGATAATGCCAACAATAGGAAAAATAAGAAGTAATTACATCAACTTTTTTAGGCCATTCGTCTTTCGGCGATATCATTCTAAACCTACGAGGATCTAACTTAGTAGTATTGATTGCATCAACTACTGGGTCCCAACTGTGATATTCTGGGTAATTATAATCGTAATACACGTTAGGTTGAAACGAAAAACCTTCCTTGTCTAGTAAATAAAATTTACTGTTTGGCAAATATTTAGATAACAACAAATCAATTACTGAAACTCCGCATCCTATATCCATAATTATGGAATTATCTGCTAAATCGAACAACCCTTGATCGAACCTCGAGTTCCAAAATTTTTGATACCAATTTGGGAAATTTTCATAAAAAGTCTGAAGAGAATTTGTATCTTGAAGATATAGGCCAGCCTGCATATTGCTCCATCTAGCAAGATTATTGGCATTTGACCAATGAATTTTGATCGGTCCTCGATCTGTGTCAATTTCAAGGGTATAATCCCACCAATCTTGCAAATAACTGTCAAACGATCTAATCATACTTCTAATACTTTTTATTGACTAATTTTTTTAACATTTTACATGCATTGGGTAAAAGGCTTAAAAAGAATTGATAACCAAAGTTGTCTTTGCAATATGCATCATGTACAACAGAAGTATCTATTATATAAAGTCTTCCGGGTTCAACATCACTGTGCTCTATAAGTGTATCATTTTCTGCATATCGCAAACGTATATTATTAGTAGTGGTCCCCCAAAGTCGTATCCAAGGACTAGGAATTACAGTGTCTATATGAGGTTTAAATTCTGCTTTAGGTCCCCAATACAATATATTACTTCTACACCAATAATTTTGAAATAATTGCAATTCCTCAAGTGAGGACATAGTCATAACTTCTGTTGGTTTTTTACAATCAGTTTCTATAATAGGGCTGTTAGGGTTTTTTAGATTCCACTCGTATAAAGAACCGTTTATAGGATCGTTTTTTTTCAACACACCGTCTTGATTAACTAATGCTAAACCGTACCTAGGAAGATGTGTGTGTTCTGTACCCCATCTTTCAAAGCTGTTTGAAAACTGCATGATTTCGTGACAAAATAGATCACAATCTATACGTATAGGCAAAGGTGTTAAAAAGTTTTTATGTAATTCTTTATAATCTTTATTGTCAACGAACGATGTAATTTCTAAAAATTTTTTCCTTTGACATTCTGATTTATTAAAAACTTGTACTGTTTCAGAGATAATCTTTTTGGTATCTATATTCATAATAAAAATTTCTTATTTTTTTCTGCAACTTCATCAAAAGTTTCTGAGAATATCGATATTTTTAACATAATTCGTTCTTTTTCATTATTTTGCACACTGTGTGGCAATGTGGTGTTTACCAAAATAGATTTATAATAAAAATCAATATTGTTAAATGTTATAGGACTTGCTTCTTCTGTCAAAATAAAATTTAACCCGCATAAAGTCCCGTTATCTACATGTGTAGGTATAGTAGCATGTGGTTTTAGCCAGTAAAATCTTGGTTTTCCTACGACGTTAAAGTCGTCCATTATTTCTTGGATGTATTTGCTGTTATATTGTGCTACTAACCAATCATTCATTTCTAGTTTTGGATATCGAGAATCGGAATAAGCCACAGCTTTTTCCTTGGCCTCGCTTGCTTCTAACAGTAATTGGTCTATGTCAACTGTATATTTTAAGTGAAAGAGCGGAGTCATGTAGAATATTTACCTATGAGAGATAATTATTATACAAAAGCGATTACATGTCTGTATTTTCTATCCATTACTATAAACGTATCTTTTTGGTATCTTTGAATCAGCCGAACTTACACAGCTCTCTGTTATACACTTTTGTGGCTTGTCGAAAAGTTTAAATCCAGTTTCTATGTTGCCTAAAGGTATATCATGACAGGAGTAAGATCTTTTAACACTACCGTCTGGTTCTCTAATTATAATACCCTGATATCCTGCAGCGCAATGCCAGCCCTTAAATTTATTAAAGTTAAAGGCATTAAATCTTTCAGCTTGATCCATATACCATTTGTTACCGTCTTTATCTTTCATTTCTACCTGCATATGCCACGGTACACTTTTATCTATATCCTCTCCTATACTATATTCAGGCATTCCAAATTTAGGTTTAGGTCTATCTGCCCATTTTCTTTTAAATTCAGTATAAGCACGCTGAGGCATTCCGTTGTATAATCTTTTCAGCATTTCGTCTGTGTATCCATCTACTACTCTACTGGCAGTTGGGTCGCTCTGTGGCTTAAGAGTTACATTAATTCCTTGTTCGTGAAAAAACAAAGCATTTTCCCAGTCTCTTTCGAACCACTCAGGCACCATTACCATGTTAATGGTAACTTGTACATCGTGTTCTTGACAAAATATTAATTTGTCTGCAAAATCCTGCATTTTTTCTTTGTCATTTACATACTCTGTATGCAAACTAGCTGTTATACTTGCTCTGTGAAAAGGTTTTGCTAGTTCTATAAACTGTTTGAACCACTTCATGTTTCTTGAACAGTTTGATGTCATATGAATACTGGTATAATTTGTATTTTCTACATCCTCGGCTAGATAGGATAGAATGTCCAGATAACCTGGATGAAACGAAGGTTCGCCGCCGCTTAAACTAAAATGAAAGCTGTTAAATCCGTTGTTTCTTGCTTGCCTTTTGATTTCATCTATTGTTTTTAAACAAAGCTCGGTAGGTCTATGATCTTTTCTATCACTTCTTGCGTAGGGCCAGCAATAGGAGCATTTATAATTACAAAAACGTCCTAAAAGCCACGAAACCGTAAAAATATCTCTATATAAAAGAGTTCGTTGGCCTACTTGAACAATATCATCAAAAGGAATTTTTGAAAAATCATAGTTACTCCATTTAAGATCTTCAGTCATGCCACCTCTCGTTCTGCATAGGATCAATACTAATTTCGTTTATGTTAACATATCTAGGTTGATCAATCAACCATTTTATGTATAGAGCTGCTTCATCTATATACAAGGTTTGTCTATCTAGATGTTTAGATTGATTGTTAGATAGGGTACCAAAACTAATGTAACTAATTTTTGGTTTTTGATCCCAAACTCCGCCCAGTGCTAGAGTGTTAGAATAATCGCGAAGTGCTTTCTTTTCTGCATTGTATAACCAAGGCTTACCATTTTTTACCCTATCAGTAGTGCTTCCCACATTTACAATGTGAGGATAGTGTTTGTTTTCAACACAGACCTTATAGATTGTATCCAATAGAGTTGTCTGTTCAAATCTCCATAAAGCTGCGCAATTTATAATTACATTATGAGCTAGACACTTGTTAGCAAATTCGTATTGATGTTCTTTTTTACATAAATCAAACCCTGTAGACTTGCTACAAAACTCTGCATCCTGATAAAGTTTATATAAACTTTTTGCTAGTCCTTTTTCTTTGTTTCCAGAAACAATCATTCGTCTAACCAATCTACCAGCAACGGATCAAGAAAATCTCTATAATCTTGATTTCTAGATTTATCGAAAAGTTCTAATTCTCTTTTCATTTTATCTTTGTTTTCTTGATTAAATAATATTGCATGGTCAATCTGCTGAATAATGTCAGAAATCTTCATATGAGAATTTACATCGGTTAGTAGTTCTTCTATTTGTTGTTTAGAAATTTCAAGTAAATATTTTGGTAGGTGTCTTATCGAAGTTCCCCTGTTTATAGGATAAACTTCTGTAAATGAAACAAAACACCGTGCGTTTATTTTATTCACCCAGCTTATAAAATCTGCAATATTGAATAAGTTCATTGAGGAGACAACAAAGTTAAAATCTACTTCTGATCTAGAATCATTCATATAACTAATATAATAATTTAGGTTTTTATTAATATCTGAAAACTTTGCAGGATAACGAATATATTCATATGTTGACCCTGTGCCGTCCACGCTAAGAGTATGATGGTTATGGAAATGTTTTAGTAACTGCATAATTTGTTTATTAAATTGTGTTCCGTTTGTGTGAAACATAAGACTTATGTCTTTAGCGATTCCCTTGTCAACACATTTTTTCAACAATTCTAAGATATGTTTATCAAGAAAAGGTTCTCCGCCCGAAGCTTTTAGAATCGTTATTTTATCCATATTATTAAAAAGCCAGTCCCATTGTATACTTTTTTGTGTTACTTTTGCATAACTACTGCCCCATCTTTCACCAGCTACAGCGTAAAACTCGTCTAATAAATTATTTTGTTTAAAAAAGTTATGATCTTCCATTAATAAATTACTAGCTCCTGGATTGCACATGCGGCACTTTAAATTACATATATTACTAGTAGTAATATCTATAATTTCTAAACTAGGATCATAAACAGGCGTTTCGTGTCCGCTTAAAGAATGTTGTCTATGAGACGTAATGCCGTCATCTTCCATTCTCCAGCAAACTTCACAGGCAGCATCTCTAACTCCGTTAGATAAGTTTTTTCTAAGTTTTTCCATTCGAGGATGGTAAAAAATTTCTTCAGGTGTTAATTTATCAACATTTTCAATCTCTAGAGAGCGAGTCTCACCGTAATTAAGATTTCCCATATTACAGCAAGGCCATGCATCTTGTAATTTTCCATCTTGAAAATCCTTAATTGCTAACTGGCGAAACGGAAATTTACAATATGTATCTTTACTGCTGTTAGTCTTCGACATTTCTAAAAACTTTTTTATCTACATGATTATACAGTACTTCTTTGTAGTTTTCTTTATATTTGCTTTTTGGAGCGCAGAGTCCGCACCCGCATGTATGTTTAGGACAGACAATAGTAGGCATAGTTCCTGTTTCTAGTTTTTGTCGTAGATCTTCTATTATTTTACGACCTTCACTGATTTTTCCGATAGGTCCTCTTGTTTGACCAAATTGCGCTTGGCAAGTTTGATGATGCCACACTGTATCTGTCTGTTGTTCAAGATGTAGAAAGAACCAATTTACGCTGCAATTCCAACCTTTAAATTCTCTAAAATCAACAAAAGTACTTTTTCTGCTTTCTCCGTCTTTACTCAAACACATTTCTCGTGATCCGCAGCAAGGTCTCCCTATTTTATAACCTTTCTTTTCAGATTCTTGTTTTTTCTTATGTTCTACTTCTTTTGCTTTTTGTTCTTCTCTTGTAGGTTCACCTGTAGCTCTTAACCTATCAGAAACTTCTTTTTCGTTATTGATCTCTGCGTTTTTATATTTCCAATAATTTTTCATATAATCAAGTTGTTCTTCATTATATGAATGTGCAAAATTATTCCTACTACCTGGTTCTTCACCTATAACTCTTGGAACATATTTTACATCATTTTCATGTAACCAATCACACAATTCTTTACATTCATCAAAATAAGCAGCGTGAAACATTACATTTACACTAATAGAAAAATCGTGCTTAGGTCCTTCTGTATGAAGCTGCATGATTCTATCACGAACCTGTTGTTTCAACCTGTCGTCGCTTTCTGCATGATAGCTCACTGTTGCATGACCTAGATTTTCCATTAATGCATCTGCCATTTTAGAACTCATAGCGCCATTTGTAGTGATTGCAAAACCACATTTCCATTTGTGACTATACTTTTCGTTATACTCTTTTCTAAGGTACTTTACAAAAGGAATAAAATTAGGGTTAACTGTGGGTTCCCCGCCCGTAAATCCTATATTGGCCATTTTGAACTTCCTATATTCCATATATAGGTCTATGTACTCAAATATAAAATCTGTATTATTTTGAAGCTCCTCTAGTGTAGCATGTTTACTGAAATTATCATGCCTGTGAGCAGGGCAATAACTGCAATCATAGTTACAGCGTCTTCCTGTGTCCCAAGTTACCTGGAAAACATTGCCCGATAACAAATCTACTGTATCAAAGCTCATTTATATAATCCTTAAATGCTGGTTCTATGTCTAATAAATTTTCTTGTCTAATTCTATCTAATGACCGTGTGTAACTAATAAATTCCTGCCAGTGAGAGTCGTAGTAGCTATCACTGTTCATATATTTACAGACGCCCTCGGAGATATTTTTTGCCTGATTTACAGTATGTATGTCGAAATCGTTTTCATCTATCCAATCTACAAAAGATTCAAATCTTCTTGTTAATTTTTCTTTGGCCTTATCGGGTAAAACCCTAATATTGAGATGCTTTGGATGATGTGCAACGTGATGAGTAATTATTGGTCTACGCTTAGTTGAATTGATCCTATTAAAACCGCTTTCTGTTAGTTTCCATTTCATAAAGTCTATCATATGATTAACATTATAAGCAGTAACAGTAAAAGCAAGCCAGCCGTAAATGTTATTAGGCATGTTATCTAGTCTTTGTAAATTTTTATATAACTTATCCCATTTGGCAGGATATCTTTGGTATTCTAAAACTTTACCATATCCGTCTATGCTAGCTCCAACTCTCACCTGTTTAAATTCCTGCCATAAATTTGTAACCTTCTGCGGAAGAGTGCTCATATTTGTATTGTATTCTATAATAATATCTTTTGCGCAATTTTGGTCTATACATTTCTGTAGAAAATCATAGTGACGTTCGATCAACATTGGCTCTCCGCCGGCGAAATATATATGGCCTATGTTTTGAATGTGAGTTTCTAGGTACTCCCAAAAAGGTTCATAATTGGGCCAGTCATATTCTGACGCATGCAACTTCCCATCTGTTTCTTTAATTTCAACATCGCCGCTTGTTTCTTTAAAAAATCTAGAACCAGTAAGTTTTATCCAATCGTCGTACCAGGCATTTGAATCAGTCGGTCCGCACATTCTACACTTTAAATTACAAAAATTACCAAATCTCAAATCATAGTATTTTACAGGCGTTGCATTCACTTCAATGTATCCATTTTCATCAGTATCACTATTGGCCTGTTCTAGTGTATATGTCCACTGTTCTTGTTCGTACTGTCTGCGACTGTTTAAACCGCTCTCTTCTTCAGACTTACACCTACCGCATTCGTCGTTCCATACACCATTAAGCATGTTTATACGCATTTCTCTAAGAAGTTCTGCATTACGAGCTTCGTCTAGATCGTCACAGCCTGCATTATAAGCTGTACCGTCTTTTTTTCTAATTACGCCGCGATTTTTTGTAACATTCGCTTGACAGCATACACGAATATCACCATTTGCTCTAGCTGCTTGGAATATCCAAGGTATTGGACAAAAAGTTTTAGACATTTTTTATTTCTTTTATAACTTGTTCTACTCTAGAATCGGCCCATTCTCTTTCATAGCACCACCAACACTTACCGCATGTGGGAATATGCATGCCAGGCTTATAATGACTAAAGCTATTAACTATTTCTTTTATCTCAGTATCTAGTTCAATATCTCCTTCGCAACTTCTAGTTTGCTCATAAAGATCTAATATATTATAGATATGATATTGTGCTACTATCCAGTCTTTTTGTACAAACCTAAATGGATGTGCAAAAACAGTGTCTAATCCTTTTCGTCTACTCCATAACTCGTCAAGTTTAGCATCTTTAGCATCACCGTCCCTGTTATTCATCCTGTCCTCTCTGTCGTCATTTTCAGGGTTTTTGCTAGTGGCATTAAAGACAGCATCAAGATTGTATTCCCAAGCGGCAAATTTATTAAAACTTCCGACAATAATCTGATCGCCGCTGCGGCCGTCAATAATTGGACCGCTTACGCCGTACTCTAGTTCAGGAGGAATGTATGTCGTAATGCGTTCATTTATAATGTTAGGAAAATATTCTTTTAATTTATTAAAAACTTGTATACTCCACCATCCTTGCCAAGGCCTAGTTGTCCAACATCGTTGGTAAGTTATTACATTGACTTTAGTTTTAAGGTTATGTTTCTTAATTATACAACATAACAAATAGGTTAACAATGCACTATCCGCTCCGCCGCTCAAATTTACAGCAATATTTTCCCATTTAGGGTTAAAAACTATTTGTAAGTTGCTTATATTTTCTTTTATATAAGTGTTAGGAAGATCTTTATAGATCCTGTTGTTACTCTTGAACATTTTCTATCCTTATCATTTGGTCGTCTTCTAACTTATACTTTTCAAAAAAATCATTAAAATCCTTTTGCCAAATTTTCTTGACTTTCTTTGTATATTCTTTGAATGAATCCCAGTCTGTGCTTTCTATAGAATTATTATATATGTAAAGTTCTAAATTTTGCAAAGATTTTTCCAATGTAACTAAATCAACCCACATACCTTTTATATAGCTAAGATATTTTTTGCATTTTTCAAAGTTTTCTTCTCTATATTTGTATTCTTTTTTAATTATTTTCCTTACCTTTTCTAGATCTAGTTTAAGTTGGTCTTCGAAATGCAACCTTATCAATGCGGGGTTTAAATATGCTGGCGTGTAAACTATACTAAAATTTATCTCCTTACATTTAAGAGATAATAACGATTCAACAATATTCTCTATGTCCATCATTTGATAAACACTAGTAGTACAGACACAATTTATATCAATATTATCTGTTTTTTTATCAATGTAACTTTGAAGTTCTTGTATATTATTTTTTAATAATTCCCAGTCTCCGGACCTAAAATAAGGATATATGTTAGTTCCCGAATCTATACTAAGATGAATAGATGATTTATGAAACTTTTTTAAAGCATAATATAAATTTTCAAAGTTTATATTCCTAATGTTAAAGTTAGTATAGAACATAATTTTTATGTTCTTGGCATTAGGATGTTCTGATAGTTTTTCAAGGGTTGGTAAAAACTGTTTCTGGTATAAAACTTCTCCTCCTGTAAAATCAACCCTTTGAAGGTTAGGAAAATTTTTATTCAAATCTTCTGCTATGTCTATTGCCTGTTTTTTACTGATTGAGATAGTAAAGTCGTCGTCATCGCTTTTTCGATGGAACTTTCTTGTTAACTGAATAAGATTATAGTCATAATCTTTTTGGTCAGGTTCATAATTATTTAAAATGTTTGTCCAATTGCTAGAAAATACCTCACTACAATGTAGGCATGCCATATTACAACTATGACTAAACCTAATTTCTACTGTTTTTAAGCCCTTTAGATCAACTTCTCCAGTGTTTTCATTAACATAAGTAAAATCGGCAGGCAGTTCTTGTCTCATACTTTGGCCGGCGCCTTGTTCCTCTACATGCTGACACATGTCGCAACCTGTAGGCCATTTTCCGCGAAGCAAATCTAATCTGTGTTTTTTAAAATTAGGAGAATTAAAGAATTCACTAGGTAAATAACTGCTTTCTTTTAAGTTGTGCAAGACATCAGTTTGTTGAGGACAGCTAGTTGCGTACCCATTTTTAAAATTTATTCCTCCTAATGCATACGCACAGGAAAGACTAGATTTCATCAAAAATGCACTCCATTTCAGGAAATATTTCTCGCCAGTTAGTGGTTCTTTGTTTATCACACAACTCAATAAATTCTTTCATTTCGGGCAGTCGATTACTCCAATCTTCAGATTCCATAAAACTTAACATTCCTTCGAGCCGTTTAATTCCGTACTCGGCACTGCGCCATGTTGCATAATCTACTTTACCTTTATGCCATACAGGAATACTTTTCTCCCAGTTTTCTTCCCACCATGGATAAAATTCTTCGTATTTGCGGCGGCACTTTTTCTTAAACCATTCGGGCAATACTTTTACGTTAAGATGCGGCGGATGATATACAAAGTGATAATTAACACCTCCGGCACCGAAAGGCCACATGTTAATTTTATTGAAGCCCTGTTCAACTTTCCATTTTATAAAATCAGGAAGATAATACACATTAAGAGCTTGTACAGCACATGCTACTGTCACTTCGACATTGTTTGTAGTTTCTTTATCTAATATATGAAAAACTTCTTCGGTTCGTTTCCATTCGCTGGGGTAACGAATATAATCATTCATCTCGTGTATACTATCAACAGAGTAATGAAATCTTACTAGTTTAAACTCTTTCCATAAATCAAAAAGGTCGTCTCTCCATTCTACTCCATTGGAGTTATAGCGAAGTTCTAGATTTTTTGCATATCCTTGACGTATGCATTCTTCTAGTATTTCATAGTGTTCTTCAATAATTAAACTCTCACCGCCGGCAAAGTAAATCTGCTGCATGTTTGGTATCTGTTCGTAAAATTGCGTCCAAAAGGTAGGATTTTGTTTATGCCAATTATAAGAACTTCCGTTATAACTTCCCTTGTCTTGCCATTGCATTGTCTCTTTAAGACTTTCGTTTTCGACAGCAGGAAAAATTGCTTTGTAATCTTTAATCCAGCCAGAACTATCATGCGGAGAACACATTACACAAGCTAATTGACATTTGGTTCCAAAACGCAGATCTATATAAGCCAATTGCGGTGGAACGCTACCGTCTTCGTCGGTTTGTTCAATTAGTTTATCTACGTCAACTCGTTGTCCCCAATAATGCGTTTCCCATTGTCTTTTACTACGATGTCCAGCAGCTTCTTCTTTGAAACACTTAGCACAACTCGGCGGTACTTCTCCGTTAAGCATTTGATTACGAATATTACGCATATAACTGCTATTCCAAGCAGTTTCAAAATCACTTACATTAAGATTGTTAGGTTTTCCGTCTTCGGTTTTAAGTATACCAACTTGACCACCATGTTTTTTGTCATTTGTTGCTCCGACCGAGCTTGCATTTGCTGTACAGCATACCCGCATGCTTCCGTCCGGCCGTGTGCTAAGATGAACCCAAGGCAGTATGCAAAAGGTTTCAGATACTTTTTTTCCCATACAAATATTTACCTATTAAGTGCTATGTTTATTATAATATGAACTATTTTTTGTAATCAAATTCGTTGTGATAGGCTTTATTTTTTGCACATGTGCGTATACAACGACTGATATGTTTACCATGACGCGGGTCCCAGCTTTCTGCTAGAATTTCTTTGAACCAAGGATGAGAAAGAATTTCATCTATGCTTTTGTTTTTTAGACTATTCCAGTCGTCTGAAAAATCTGCAAAAGTTTCTTTAATATTATCTTTATTTCTAAAAAAACTGTCCCACAAAAAACAGCAAGGCCAAACAGTTTTGTCGCTCGCAATAAAAATTTCGCCTTCATGAACATATTTACATTTAATACTGCCTAAAACTTCTTTTAGTTTTTCTTCGTCGATATTGTTTTCTTGATAGTCCTTTATAAAATTGTCCAATTCCTCAACAATTTTTTTCTTACTGTGTTCCTTTTGACCTTTTGTAGTAATTTTTACTTTATTGCTCATTCTTTTCTTTCTTTTTTCGTATCTGTGCGACCCAATCGTTAAAACTATTTCGCATTCCGGTCCTAGTTGCAAACTTGAAGTTAAGTTCCTTTGCTCTTTTTTCTGCTAAAGGCAGTTCTTGTTCATTATGATCAAACACAATATAAATCCATGTAGCATGCTTAGCAGGAGCTGCATCAGAAAACGCTTGCATATTTCTGTCTACTACTTTATAAACAGTGTTTACTCTGTAAATGTGATTTGTATCTTTATATCCGTCGACACAGAAATGCACGTGGACAAGTCCCGGTCTTTTTGTAGCAATTACTCCTAGCTGTCTCCACCATTCTGCTCGTTGTATTCCGCCGTTGGTGCTTAGTTCACAGTATCCTCCTTTACTAGAAAGATAATCAACCATCTCTAAACAATCTATATTCAGTGCAGGATCGCCTAATACTCCGCAAAATTTAAATTCTTTGTCTTTTATTGCTTGCTCGGAAGGAAACATCTGTTTTATATCATTTATGGTAATATAATTAATTGAATACAACCCTTCGAACTGCGTTCTAGCACAACCGGGACATGCAGCGTTGCAATCGCTGGTTATTTCAAGCTCTATTTTGCTGAGGTTTACTGCATACATATCTAAATACTTATGTGAAATTTTTTAACATTCCCGTATTAGTGAAAAAACATAAAAAAATTGGTAATAAGTTTTGTGCCGCTCCTTTTACTTCATTATACGAAGGAGAATTTGGTAAGGTAAGTGCCTGCTGTGCAATGCGCGACACGCTAGGATCTGCAGACGAAGAAGATTTTGAGTCGCTTGTAAACAATGAAAAATTCAAAAACGTAAGAAAATCTTTTTTGAATAATAAGTTTCCAAAAGAGTGTAAATCTTGTTCGAATTTCGAAAAAGAAACAGGAGAAATTGCCAGTGTAAGAAAAGATTCTAATAACTTTGGTAAAAATAATGTTGATAAAGCACTAAAAAATACAAACCCTGACGGCTATATGAAAAAACAATTTCCGGCTATGCTAGATTTGTTGTGGACAAATAAATGCAACTTTGCATGTTTAGGCTGTACAAGCGAATTGTCGAGCACAATTGCATTAAATTATAACGAAGCATACGCACTAGCTCATGGCTGCAATGCTGAAGATATGCCTAATATTCTTTGGCGTAATAGCAACGATAACAAAATAGATTATATTCTTAAACATCAAGATACTATAGAAAAAATACATCTCAATGGCGGAGAACCTTTTTTACAAGAAGATGTCCACGAATTACTAGAAGTGATGATAAAACACAATTTACATAAAAAAATAAAAATTTGGAGTCACACAAACGGAAGTATATCAAAGTACAAAGGTAAAAACATAATCGAAAATTATCTAATGGACTGGCCGGCAGGATGTGATATTTCTATGAGTCACGACGGTAACGGGGAAAAAGGCGAATACGTACGGTATGGTTTAAAACAAAAAAAATGGCTTAATACTATGAAACAGCTAAAAGAAGCCAATGTCCATGTCACTATACAAACAAGTTATACTATTTTTAATGCATTGCATTTAACTGATCTTCACAGATGGTATGATGACAATACTCATGTTCCAGCTACCGAAAGGTCACTTATCCCTTGGCAGGATCCTTTTCCTTTTACAGCAAAATTTATTCAAATTGATCATAAATTATTAGCCAAAGCGAGTAACCAATTAACCCTTATAGAAAAAATCTTAGGTAACAAAGGATGGGGTAGAGAAATTCCTAAATTAAGATCTTTTCTGCATAGTGGAATTTCTCAAGAAGATTTAGAGAACGGAAAATATCGTTTTTTCCAGAGTATTAATAAATTCGACCAACTACGTAAGACTAACTTTATCGAAACATTTCCAGAATTAGGAGAATTTTATTGGAATTGTGCTGCAAAAGGATCGAACTCAGATCCACATTTTTGAGCGCAAACTCCTAGCTTTCCGTTTTCAATTGTATTAATTGACCAGCTGTTTTCTATACTGCTAAGTAGCTTACCGGTTACAACATCTTCAATGTCATTCTCGATAACACTGATACCTTGTTTACCGCCGGCAGTATCAATATGATCCCAAATTTGTTCTACCTTGGGATCTGTATGCCACCATTTATACATTCTTCCTGCCGTCCAACAACAAGGCATTAATAATCCCTCCGCTGTAATAAAGATACTACCTTGCTGTGCTACTTTACATTTTATAGAACAAGAATTAAAATAATCTTTCATGCTGCCGTGAGATTTTTCAATTTCTTCCTGTTTCTGTAAGGCAAGATTTATATTCTCTGACTCTTTTGGTTTTGCAATTTTTGTTGTAACTTTGCCTTTTTTATTTACAGCTTGATGTTCAGCTTTAGGTTTGATATTCGTAGTTATAAATCTTCCCGACTTTTTCTTTTGGAATCTTTCAAATCCGTATTCTGTTGCTAACTGCTCCGCTTGATCGACTTGATGTTCATTATGTTCAAATACAAGAAAATCCCAGCGAGCTCTTCCCCCTGCTGCTATAAATGATTTTGCGGATCTTACTATGTTATTCCAATTTACTCCTTGTCTGTATAAATGATTTGTATCTTCTAAACCGTCAACACTAAAAATAACAGCACCTTTTCTTCCAAACACATAGGCTAATTCGGTCCACCAATCTTCGTCGCGAGCTCCTGCGTTTGTATTCATACTAAGCCACATACTTGAGTTATGTTCTCTAAAATACTTGAATATTTCTAATGTATCGCGAGCAATAACAGGATCTCCTAAATTACCACACATGTACATTGTCGAAAGTTGCTTAATAAATTCTGGTTTAAATATCTTTTTACAGTCGTCGAGAGAAAGTTCTGCATTAGAAATATGCGGGTTATCTGCTCCTCCGTTCATATTACGGTCACACATTGGACATGCTGCTTGGCAGCGTTGAGTCACTTCTAGATGAACTTCTCTAATATCTTTGTAAGCATACATAATTTATGTAGGAATCCTATGTAATTTTTCATTCTCTCTTGAGTAAAAAAGTTTCTATATTTAAGGTTTTTACTAGCCTGCAATTTTTTAAAATGATATTATTAGACCACATTCTCGTTTACTATGGTAACTGTGCTAGCTTTGTTAATTTTTTTATAAATATAAAGGTCGATATAAAAAAATCTAACAAAAAAACTTTTTACCTTAATTTTTTTCATCAAACACTAATTTTAAATCTTTGCCAGGTCCTGTTCTACTAGGCAAACCGCCATATGTCTCAACATACCAATCTATAACGGCTTTATACCAATTTTGACTATTATGATGTGCTTTTTTGTTAAATTGATGAATATTATTGTTAGTAGCTTGCATAGATGCAAGCGCTCTGGCACTTTCTTTTTGTAATTCTCTTAAAGAGAAGTCATCTAATTCCAATTTTCATTAACCTCTTGTATTCCCCTAAATCTAATTCTCCTTCAAATAGTGTTTTTCGCATTGGTGTATTCTCACTAAAATCATCTATCGAATTAGAACAGTTAACATGCTCTTTTATACTGAAAAAATTATTTGTTTGAAGTATTAGTAATTTACCTTTTGGTATCATAGAATACCATTTATCAAAATTGTTTATATGTTCGCAACTTGTGTTTATAATTGTAGTCGGTGACTCTAATATTTCTTCTACGCTGCCGTCAGATTTGACAGTATTGTATTTGTGAGACTTATAATTAATATCAAATATGTCTTTTGTAGTTGCTTTAAACTTCCACTCATCAATTAACCATTTGTTATTAAAAGTTTCAGCAACACTAACACAAGTTTCATCGATATCAAAGCTTCTAATTTTATCGATATGAAAATTGTTTTCAAACAACATTGTGGCAAGACTAGCATACCACCCTGCACACAAATACACTGTGCCCAAGGATCTTCCGGTGTTTTTTAATTCTTCTACAAGCCACAATTTACTTTTTAACTGTCCTCGACTAAAACAATCATTTGCTATTACTATATCGTTTACTATAATTCGTTTAAATGCTGCTGTAAATTCCGTAGAACAGTGTCGTTCTAATACCGTAAATAATTTCCATATATTATCTTCGAGTATTAGTTTTCTAGAATCTTCATCGTAAATGAATCTAAAAATACTACGCAAATTCTCTTCTACAACAGCTTTACGTAAATCGTCATTATTAACTAGTCTAAACAAACTATGTAAATTTTGTTCTAGCATGACTTTTCGAAGATCGTCTCCGTCGCCTTTTACAGTAGAGTCTCCGATAATTCTAAACAAACTATATAAATTTTTTTCAACTACTGCTTTACGCAGTTCTTCGTTGGCATTTGTAATTCTAAATACGCTGTTAAGATCTTTATCTACATATGCCCGTCTTAAATTAGTTATCTGATGATTGTTAGGGAACAAGAGTTCGTATCTGTCCAGTAACTCATGTATTTCTAGCATCAAATTTCTCCTTAAGCCAATCAAAATTGTTTATTAATTTGAGTGCATCAAAATTATCACGATTTTGTTCACCGTACACTCTTCCGCTGCGAGCACCGTCTGTTACGTATTCTCCATATGGTTCATCTTTGCCTTTATCACTACACCATATGTTTAGTCGTAGTTCTGTCTCGATATCTTTTTGCCGATCTATTACTTTACTAGCTAGTTTTGCACATTCTCTAAATCCACTTTTCCACGCATTAAAAGGATCAGTATTGAACTCTGTGCTGTTTGCAACTTCTTTAACAGGTTTAAAGTGCGGGCTAATACTAGTGGTCATGTCTGGCTTTGATGTATCCATTTCGATAGTAGCAATTCTTGGAAACAGTTTTACGCCGCCGTACCCGTACTCTAGTCCTTTTACTCTGTTTTCAGACCTCCATACGTGAACAAAATCCTTTTCTTTTTCTGGAACATTGTAGTCAAAATTAAAATCTTCTTTTATACACGCATCGCCATCTACTATCCAAAACATATCTGAATCGCATTGTTTAGCTGCTTCTATATGTGCCTGATGTATTCCTTTTACTCCGTGAACTCTTTTTGCTCGAGGAAATCGAGATATTAGGGCCTGCCAGTTTGCATCAGCATTTGGTTCGTTATAACTAATAAACACTATATCGTAAGTTTCATTTCCTAAACTATTTTGTTCTGCAATATTTTTACTCGAAGCTCTGGTAGGATTAACATAAACTGTTTTGAAAAACTTGCTCTGATTTGCACTTAAAGGAATGCTATCGATAGGAATTTCTAGTTCGTTAATTAAGGCAGATCCTACAGATTCTATATGTTTATCTAAGTGGCCTTCCTTAGTTGCTTCTTGTTTCCATAAAGTATTAAGATATTCAAAATTTCGAACATTAACGTAATCCCAGTCTGTACATGCAGTCATGTACAAGCCCTGTCGTGCACCGTAGATTGCCCAGTTGCCGTTTTGTACATCAGCACCTGTCATTAGCCAAACATACAATCGATGTAGATTTTTCCAGTGTAGGTTTTTTAAATCTTCCTTAGACACTTTGATACCTTCTTTAAGTGCCATCTTTACCCCTTCTCGAAATCCGGCGCGCCAGGCCTGTTGTGGAGTAGCATTATTGTGAATTTCGCTATAGCACCCAGGCATATGAAAGTAATTTACATCCCAACAAAAATCAACCTGTGCATGTAGATTATCTATAGCAGCATTTTCATGAGTTTTCATATTAAGTATTAAATTTTTCGGCCAGCTTTTAATACCTCCGTTACCATATATTAACCCATTGATAATATTTTTAGCAGTATAACTAATAACAGTTTTATTCATGTCAACCGAATCGCAGATAGTAAATTCTTGATTAACAAAATTTTCGTTAACGATGTTGTCACCGTCTACTATAACTAGTCTTTCGGTATCGCTTATCTCAGCACATGCTTTATGAGCAGCATCACTTCCGTATACTCCGTGTACACGCTTTGCCCAAGGAATTTTGGAACATAAATCCGCATAATTCCTTTCTGCATTAGGTTCATCGTACGACAAAAATATAATATCTAATTCTGCTATTCTTATTCTATTATTCATTCGTTACTCTTTTTAATTGATACGTATCAAAAATTTTAGAAGTAAAAACACTTACCTTGTTTTCGTAACTTTCGTAAATCGAATTAAAAGGACGCAGCAAGTAGGTTTTATTGCATAAATCCGATAGTTTTAATTCAAAAAAGTTATATAATACGTTAGGATCGTGCTTTTTAGTTATAGAAAACCATAGCATTTTATTATTAGAGGTGTAAACGCCTTCTAGATTATGAATCAAACTTTTTGACATTGTTAATCTCCAATATCCTTTGTTAAGACATTGCTCTAAGCAGATATCTGGGTCAATTATTTCTTTTTGTGGTATTTCATAAATAAAATTTTTAATATTCATGCCGTCAAAAGCAAGCCATTTTTTATGTCCTAACACGAACTTTTTTTGAGACTTGTCGAAAGAAACAAAAAAATTCCTTCTAGATTCTGTTCCGTCTAATATTGCTGCTACTTTTGATATCGGAACTGCAATACAATTATCAAAGGTATTTTTAGGACTTATACCTAAAACAGATCCTGTTTTTTCTTCGAAATTTACATACATTGAAGCTTCAGGCATTTTTCAAACTTTCCTATTATATCATTTGTGCAAAAATCATTTTCTGTGTAATGAAATACTGAGTCTTGTCTGTGGTTTCCAATTTTTAGCTGTACATCTTCGGACAAATAAACACCAACTCTATCCTGCCATCTTGTGGTCGGATTAAGCCAATTCTGTATCATAGACTTCATATGCACTATTTGTGGCAAGTCTTTCCGTTGTCTAGATATTTCTGTTTCACAATCTAATATTTTTGACACAATTGCTGTTGATACGTCCATAGAAGGCTGTTTAGGAAGATTTTTAGAACAGAACTTCTCGTAAAACAATTCCCAGTTGTTAGAAACTAGCTCTACCCAGCTATAAAATTCGTGAGCAAAGTCTCCTTTTTGAAAATAGTGCAAACAGTTATAAAAAGTAGGCAAATCGTTCGCTTTAAATACTTTTCTGTAATAATTCGAAGTAATTTTTTCTTTTCGATATGTAAAAACTTGGGTAGGAAAATACATACTGAAATTTTCAGCAAATTGCCAAAAATAATCTAGATTTTCTAGTACTAAAATGTCTGAATCTAGCACTATAGTTTGTTCATAAGGTGTAGCATGATATATTTTCCAGCGATTTTCTGCACAAAGGCCAGTTTTTGACTCTTTATACCATGGAATTTTTAGAATATTGTCAAAAATCTTTCTGTATTTTTGAGAAACTAAGTCGTTTGTAATCAAGCTAACTGGATACCTATTGTCTGATACTTTTAAACTTAGTGCAGCTAAGTATGCCTGCTTAACATAGTCTCTGCCTTCTGCATAAATTACAAATCCTTTAGAGCTCATCTATGCACCTGTTTAGACTAAATTTATTCATAAAATGTAAATTAATCTTTTTTACCCGCAACGGTGTAAAATCCCCGTCGTAAACAGATTTTTCAAGCAAAACTAACAACGAATCTTTGTGAATACTCCATAGAACACACTTATCTGAGCAGTAGTACAGTGTACCTGGTGGTTTCTTTGCAAAATCTCCAGACTGATAACCGTTCATTATGTGTATAGCAACAGAAAATGCATAATCATTGCGATAGTAAGGAGAATTTATTTGAAAAATATTGTTATAGTGCTGCCAATTTTCCTGTATATGACGCACTAGACCAAAAAATATTTCGTTTTCTTGAGTTTTTCGAAAAAAAATCACCGTTGCCCAATAAAAATCTACCGAAGTATCTGAAATTCTCCGGAAATCGTCGCCTCGATCAATGTCAACAAGCTCGGTAGAATCCTTGTACAGCAGCAAATCATGGTTTTGATCGAAACATTTTAACCATTCTGAATTAGAAATTACAACATCTGTGTCTAAAACAAGAGTTTCTTCGTAGGGAGATGCTTCGTAGGCAAGTACTCTTGCTTCGTTTTTCCATTCTAACCGTTTATCTACTAGAGATCCATCGTAGAATTTTCTTATTTTTGGATTAGGCTCGTTAAAAAAGACAGAATTTTCATCTAAATCATCTTTGTTCCATGTTAGAGAAATTATTTGATCGAAGATTTCATTCCGGTTAGGATAAGATTTTTTTAAAAATTCAGACGAGTCTGTTACAACCGAAGTAGGTAATCCAAGATAATGTTTTGCTCGTTGAGCTAAAAATATTGCCTGTTTGATGTAATCAATTTGAGAATTGTTACGAGCAAATACAAGTATTCCTTTACTCTTGTTCATATTCTACCAATTTCAAAGTTGATCTATTTCTTAGTAGTTTTTTATATTCTGTGTGATACTCATTTGCGGCAGAAAAATAAGTATCTAGTATTTCGTTTAGAAATACCGTGAGGTCATCTATCATAACAGGAATTTCGTTGTCATCAATAAGGACAATATTTTTTTGATTATTCTTGTCAAGTAATAGATTAACAAAAGTCATAAGCTCTTTAGTTACTGTGAACTGAGAACCTTTACAGTAATATACAACTGACTCTCGAAACTTTTCTCGGAGAATTCGCTTTTGGTTATTAAGAGTCACCATATAATTAGAAAATTCAAGAGCTTTTTCTAGCCGTTTGTCCATAGGTCCTCCAATTTTGTTACAATATTATATAACGATTTATTGTGATTGTCAATGCTAGAAGGAGTCAGAGATCGAGACAGAAGGATTAGAAACAGTTACTTCTCCGTTAGCCCGGCGGGTAGATAACTCAAATTCAATATCAGCTTGAACAGATTCGGTAACACCTCCGGCGATAGAACCTTTCTGGCCTGCGTCTGAATCTGATTCAGGGCCATCATTTACTAGCGTGATCCTAAAAGAAATGTTCAAAGAAGATTCTTCTCTTGCTTCTATCTGCCAAAAACTGTCACTGTATAATCCTGCATTGGCATCTTTTCTAAATACTGTTTGGTAAGAA